GGCAAGAACCAAGCCCAGTGGTCGCTTGGCAGCGACAAGATTGGAGCTAAAAAATACGCGGAAGAAGGCTATCAAAAGAACGTTGTGGCCTTCCAGGCGATCAACAAGACCGGCGACGCCATTGCTGCGATGAAATGGATTGCTAAAGATGCGCGAGGAAATGAGGTGGAGGTAAGCGGCCTGCTTGACCTTATCCGACAGCCTAACCCGTTGCAGTCCGGCCCTGAATTCATGCGCGCCCTTGTCGGCTTCTTCAGGATCTCGGGCAATGGGTACATGGAACGGGTCATGGTTGGCCAGCAACCTCGCGAGCTGTATGCGTTGCGACCTGACCGTATGCAAGTAAAGCCAAGCGCGACCGGCTTTCCTGCTGGCTACCGGTTCAGCGTTGGAAGCTCCGGCGCAGACTTCGACGCAGACCCACGCACAGGGCAGAGCGACATCCGGCACATCAAGTCATTCAATCCGCTTGATGACTGGTACGGCATGAGTCCGTTAATGGCCGGGGCGTATGCTGTAGACCAGCACAACGAGTCGATGCAGTGGATGCAGTCTTTGCTTCAGAACGGCGCGGCCCCGTCGGGCGCTATGGAGCTTGGCGAGGGGGCGTTAACGGATGACCAATTCAATCGGCTAAAGGCTGAGATAGACGAGAAGTACACAGGCAGCACGAACGCCGGAAGGCCGATGCTACTGGAAGGCGGCCTAAAGTGGACACAGATGGGGCTGTCTCCTGTAGACGTGGCGATCATAGAGACCAAGTACAGCGCAGCGCGTGACGTCTCTCTGGCGCTTGGGGTTCCTCCTTTGCTTCTGAACATCCCAGGCGATAGCACGTACTCCAACTACAAAGAAGCCCGCCTGGCATTCTACGAAGAAACAGTAATCCCTCTTGCGGAGTATATCCGCGATGAACTGAACGCCTGGCTGTCACCCTTATTCAACGGCGTCACCCTTGATATAGACCTTGACAAGATACCGGCTATTGCAGAGAAGCGGCACGAGATGTGGGCAATGGTTGACTCGTCAAGTGATCTAACGATTAACGAAAAGCGCGAGATGAAAGGCTATGACAAGTTGCCAGCTGGGGGCGATGAAATACTGGTGTCGTCGAGCATGATACCTCTGACCATGGCCGTCGAGCCTATCAGCCTACCCCTAGAACAAGACCCCGCGCAGGAACTAACAGCCGACGACATGAAGGCGCTGGCTTATGGCCCCTCGAAGACTACTTGATCAGAACGCGCAGAGAGAGAGGCGCAACCAGCAGCTATTGCTTGAGCGCCTTTCTCGGGTGTCTGAGCGTTTGCTTTCTAAAGAGATTTCAACAACCACACTGGCGATGGTCAAAGGCTGGCAGGCATCAGGGCAGGTTAGGTCGCAAGACGAACACCTGCGGCGCATTGAATCACTGCTAAAGCGTATCTGGCGGGCGTCCATTGAAGGCATGGCCAAGCGTATCACCGCAGCGGCAAAAGGTGGCAGCGGCCCTGACGTAATTAAAGAGCAGCCAAAGTGGGATCTGTTTGTTGCTCAGTATATAGAAGCGTTTGGCGGCGAGAAAATTCAGCAGATAGCAGAGACCACGCGCACGCAGATAATGACTCAGGTTGCTATCGGGCAGAGCGAAGGCTTAGGGCAGAGTGAGATTGCAAAGCTAATATCTAAGAACTCGCCCACCATTGGCCGGCAGCGCGGCGCACTCATAGCCAGGACAGAGACTCACGGCGCAGGGAACTACGGGGCAAAGAAGCAAGCCGAATCAACCGGGCTTAATATGCGCAGGGAATGGATAGCAGCGGATAACCCAGGGCGTACACGCGATGCTCACGAAGACGCGAACGAGCAGATAGTAGATATGGATCAGCCCTTCATAGTCGATGGTGAGAGCCTAGATTACCCTGGCGACCCATCGGGTAGTGCTGCTAATGTGATAAATTGTAGATGTGGAGTTTCTTATTTAGTAGTCGATTGATATAGCTAAACGGTATAAGACAGCGGGCATGCATTAGCTTATGGTTATTGCAGGTTTTTATTGGGAGAAGAATCATGACCAAATCACAACTACTAGCAAAACGCGCAGACCACAAGACATCACACCTGCTGCACTTGGTACTGTCAGTAATCACAGCGGGCATGTGGATTCCAGTTTGGTTTCTGGTAGCCTTGAGGCATCAGCTAACACGCGATAGTATTGATCGCAAGCTTGGGAGGGAGGAATAGGCAGCAAGCAGAAGGCACCACCACACCACCACACGCCCGCCAAGAGCGGGCATTAATTCTAGCGGGAGTGGATGAAATGACGAAAGGCGAAGCACTTGCACGTCTTAGGGATCTGGGCAAAGACGGCAGCTTATCGGAAGACCCAGAAGCGGATCACATGGCGGCTGACCTTGTACTATGTGAGCTTTTAAGGAGTATGGGGTGTGGCGATGTTGCCGATGAGTTTGTGAAGGTTGATAAATGGTATAGCTAGGATTGCCCAAGCCCGCAGACGCGGGCTTTTTTACGCCTATACTTTACTTTCCCAATATGTGCTAACATGCCTTAAAGTTATGAAACCATCGCGCAACTATGAGGCGCAGGCATGAATCAAAAGCAGTTCACTGGCAACCTTGAGATTAAGAGCCTAGACGAAGGCGGGTTCTTCGAGGGCTATGCCAGCGTGTTTGGAGTTCAAGACTCGGACGGTGACGTGATTGTTAAGGGCGCTTTCAAGGAAAGCCTGGAGGCCCACAAGGCGTCAGGACGAATGCCGAAGATGCTATGGCAGCACGACACCCGCCAGATCATCGGTAAATGGGTCGAGATGTACGAAGATGACAACGGCCTATATGTAAAGGGCCGGATGATTATGGAAGTGCGCCAAGGTCAGGAGGCTTATGCCTTACTCAAAGAAGGCGTGCTTGATGCCTTGTCTGTCGGCTTCAATATCCCCGAAGGTGGCGCAACCGGTATGCGTGGGCTGGTCATTGAAAAAGTTGATCTAATGGAGACCAGCCTGGTCACATGGGGCGCAAACCCTGAAGCGCTAATCACCAACGTCAAATCTATCAAAGATTTTGAGAGGCTCCTGCGTGACGCTGGATACTCAAGAAAGGAAGCCACGGCCATAGCGAGCCGTGGTTACAAAGCGGCATCGGATCAGAGTGATTCTGAGGCTGAAGCGCTTGAAGCGACACGAACCCTCCTAAACAAACTGAAAGGATATTCCTAATGGCTGATGAGCTGAAGGACGTAATCGAAGGTCTGGGCAAGACGTTTGACGAATTTAAGTCAAAGAACGACGAGCGCCTGGCACAGATCGAAAAAAGCGGTAAAGCTGACCCACTGCTGGACGAGCAGCTTACCAAAATTAACTCCAAGCTGGACGAACTCGGTGCTGTTAAAGACCGATTGAGCCAAGCTGAAACCGCACTGGCGCGCAAGAGTGTAGCCGCAGACGATGGCACCTCCGGAAAGATGCAAGAGAAGGCTAACCAGTTTGCCAAGATGGTCGCCAAGCGGCGCGGTATCCCGGCATCTGAAGTAGTCAAAGAGTTCGGCGTTGACGGTTTGGCCGAATACCAGAAGCACTTTAGCAACTGGATGCGCAAAGGCGACAGCTACTCTAATCAACCTGACGCAATGAAATCCCTGTCTGTTGGTTCTGATCCCGATGGCGGCTATTTTGTTGAGCCTGACACCAGCGGCCGAATCGTCACCAAGATTTTTGAAACCTCGCCTATGCGCCAGGTTGCTAATGTTATGACCATTGGCACCAACGCTCTGGAAGGGATCTATGATCTGGACGAGTCTGATGCGGGCTGGGTAGGTGAGACACAAAGCCGTCCCGAAACCGGCACACCGAAAATTGCAGCATGGAGCATCCCAGTACATGAGATGTATGCCGAGCCTCGCATCACCCAGAAGCTGCTCGACGACTCGATGGTTAACGTTGAGGCGTGGCTGGCTGACAAAGTGTCTACAAAGTTCGCACGCAAAGAGAATGCGGCCTTCGTTAACGGTGACGGCGTAGGCAAGCCACGCGGCTTCCTGACTTACGCATCCGGCACCACTCTGCCCGGCACCATCCAGCAGAGAAACACCGGTGTATCAGGCGGATTCGCTACTGGCAGCGCAGGCGCTGACATCTTGATCAGCACCATTTACGGCTTGAAGCAGGGCTATCGCTCAGGTTCAAACTGGTTTATGCCTCGCAGCGCTACCGCAGAAGTTCGTAAGCTGAAAGCCTCTGACGGGTCCTATCTCTGGCAGCCGGGCATTATGGCCGGTCAACCCGCTACTCTTCTCGGCTATTCCGTGATTGAGTTTGAGGACATGCCAGACATTGCGGCTGACTCTCTGTCTATCGCATTCGGTGACATGA